AATGTTAGTTTCTTTTCTAAAAGATTCTCTTTGTTCAATATCTTTTCTAAAGATATTTGAGATAACATCAAACATTAATAAAACCTCTCATTGTTGTAAGTTTTGCCTACTTCTACTTCAATAGATTCAAATATTCTCAACAATGCGTTGGCATATACTCTATAACCACTACCAACATATAGTTGTCCTAATACAACTGAAACAGTTGCAATCCCCCAAAATAAGTAATAGAAACGACTCTTAACTTGTGCTCGTTGTTTAACAAGTTTTCTGTCATCTTTACCCCATTCTGGTAATGGTGGTGCTGGATAATTGGTCATTTTTGTGATAATTTTGCCTGATAATAAGTTATTATAACACCAAATGCTAAAAATAGCAATGTGCCACCAATTTCATACGAAGTTTCATTCATTAGTAAAAATTCTCCTTTTGTTATGTATATTGTAAAGTTGTATGTAAAATGTATTTTGTATTATCTGTTGGTGGATGACCAATATGAGGGTACATCCACATTGGGGGAAATACTAATACACGACCTAATTTTGGAGTAATTCTTATATTTTCTCTAGGAAATTCTGTATCTCCATTATTATCATTTAAATAGAATATAATAGATAAGCATCTATTAGCATTTCTATAATTTGATACATCAATATGTTCATCATATCTTTCATCTCCACCTGAAATATATCTTTTAATTCTATAATCTTCTAATTGTTTATATTCTGGTAAATGTGTTGCATTTAAATCTACTTTATAATTATCATAAACTATTTTTGTAAATTGTAATAGTCCAGGTATATATTGTGGAGCACATTGATTAACATCTAATTCAGTAAATTTAGGTTTATAATTTCTATCTACCCTATGATGATAATTTTCTGCATTTTCAAATAATTGTATTAAACTATCACACCACTCTTTAGATAGTGCATCTTCATAAGTTTTAATCATATTTTATTATAGTTAATATTATAAATGTGGAACATCATAGAATGATAACCACTATTATATTTCTTTCCACTACCTTTCATTTGTAGATGAAATAATTTCCTACCATCTGCTATCCTAAACTCAAGAGTTGTATCATTGAGTGTCCATCTACCTTCTTTAACCTGTTTCTCTATAGTATCTACTGGAACCATTCTAATTATTTCAGATCCTTTTTGATGAAATATAATAGTATTAACTGCATCACCATTATATCCTTGTTTAACAATAACATCAAAAATTGCACACTTGTTTCGATTCATCCATGTTACAAACGAACTGCAAATTTTTTTCTCTATATTATTTTTATACACCCTATTCTGCTTTATCTCCATAGCAGATAGAGTTAACTCAGGATGTTTCTCTTCTACAATAGATTTCAATTCTTTATTATAATATCCAAAGAACATATCAAGGAACTGTTTATTGTTACCTTTAATCTTAAAGTGTTCAATGAAACCTTGAGTAGATAATAATGCTACCTGAGTATGATTCTTTGACATACTCTTACAAGAGTATTTTGTTTTGTTGCCTTCCTTATCATATACATCTACTTTAGTTTGAGGTCCACCATCAACATGATGATCGCCACCAAATAATTTATTAAATGTTGCAGCAATATGATGCTCGAACTCATGCCCCTTCTTCTTGGCATTTTTACCAGCAGTTACAGCAGCAGTCATATCGGATCGTTTAGGTATCTTCATTATAATTGATAATAGTTAGGTTAGCAATGATTATGTGACAGTTCTCCATGTGGTTCTGGTTGTTCAACAATGGGAACCAGTAATGGATATTTCTTTGCATAATCAGTACCCATACCATAAGCAAATTCAGTAAAGTCTCTATAATTACTACAAAATGGTGGTGGATCAAATTGTAATTTATTATATCTAAATTGTTTTAATAAATTTGGATCATCACCAATTATATTAAATAGATCTTCAGTAAAATTATGATGACCATCTAATATATTACATGGATTGAGTTCTTTATTATTTAAATAATCTCTAGAATTAGTAACCATATTCCTCCAGAATGGAGTATCATACTTTGAACCAAAATGATAACAATATGTAGTATTCCTCAACCATTCATCTACTATATGTGAATAATAATGATCGTTTAAATGATCTATTCTTTCAGGATTATCATATTCACCATCAAGTATGTAATCAACAATTCTATCTGATATTCTATCATAATATTGACCAGCAAGACCTTCTAATGGATCAATAAACCCAATAGCATTACCATTACGAGCATATCTACCAGTATAATGTAACAAATAGGTAGATAATCTTGGTTTCCATTTAAAATGTCTTAATTCTATATCATTTGCTTCAGGAATAATAGTCTTAAAATCATCAGTTGCTTCATCTATTGATGTTATATTAGAATCAAAACAATAACCATAAGTATGTCTACTCTTTAATGGTATACCAAACATCCAACCATTTTTGTGAGCATAATTTATAGTTATTCCCCAATCTCTTCCTTCAGGAATAGGACATGCTAATAAATTATTAACACTTTCAAATGGTGAATCAAAATAATGATCGTGGTCAATTAATGATGTACCACCAGTACAATCCATTATAAAATCATATCTTTTATTATTAAGATATGCACCATTATTATCAAATCCTACATGTGTTATCTTCTCATCTATTAATTCAAAATCATATGTTGTCTTTGGTAAATACTCAAGAAAGAATTCACTAAACTTCTTGGTATCAAAGTGCATACCTACTTCATGTAATGATAACCAATGAATGAAATTATGCTTTCTACCCCATCCAATAAATTTCATTCCATATTTTGTAGTACCATCAAAATATTTCTGTAAATGACTATGTACTATATTTGTAGTATATGCAATTTGTGATGGTAAATCAGGTGTTGTTGACTCTCCAATACCAAATATAGGTGCTGTTGAATCATATATCCATGTAATATGTGTATTTAAATCTCTCTCATCTATTAATCTTAAAAGAGTATTAATACCAACTACACCTGCACCAACAACTGCAACATTTCTCATTAATAATAATTATATCCAATAGTTCCATGATCTTCGGGTGGATCAACAGGATCTAATGACTGAAATCTATTAGCATAAGGAGCACCAAATCCATGAGCATATTCTAAAAAAGCATTATAATCATTCATAAGAACATAAGGTAAAAGTCTACTCCTACCTGCCACATCTGCCTCAGATGTCATTTCTTCACTATGAAGAAGTTTTCTATACTCTTTATCACCCCATTTATCACATAATACCTCATCTCTCCATACTTTTCCTGGAAAAAATGCAGGATGTAAATATCTTGGACCTTCTAGATATTTCTGTGCTTGTTGTTTAGCATCTTTCCAGAACTTAGTATCATATTTTGAACCATATTGATACATCAATGCTAATATACATGTATAATCAAGATCTACTACATCACCATATACCTCTTGAACATGTGCTATTATTTCTTTATATATTCCTCTAGTTACTAAATCTTCATGGTGGTGAGATGAATGTCCTAATGGTTTACCATCCTCCATAGGATAAAGATACATGTTAATAGATTCACTTAAAATTTGAGAAAGATAAAGATGACCAGCAGTTAATGGTTCAATATTAACTAAAGCATTTCCATTTCTAATATAAGTTCCTTTCTCTGGATGTATAACATAATTAGAAATTTTAGGTGTCCAATCAAGAATAGTAGTTTTATATGATGTTACATCCTCATCAGGAAAATGTGTTGCAAAGTCTTTAAGTATCTCTTCTTGAGTTGTATCAGTTCTATTTACATTATCATAAAAATATATCCACAACTGCTTACTTTGAAGTGGAATACCAGTTATATGTCCATATTTGGCAGCAACTTCGATAGTAAAATCCCAATCACCTGCTATTGGTTTCTCTATAACTAAAGCAGTATTTGTAAATGCAAATACAGGTGAACCATAATCATTTTCTGCATATATTGGTTGTTTATCACAACAATCAATCACATAATCATAACTAACTCCATTAATTAAAGCATTAGTATTATTAATTAAACAAGAATCAATCTTCTCTTCTTTTATAGTAACACCATATCCAAAACATTGCCCACCATCATCTAACATTGCCTTCCTAAACATTTCTATATCAAAATGAGCAGCAGTTTCAAACTTAAATGATAAATTAGCATTTTTATCCCTTCTATTACCCCAACCAACATATTTGTATCCAAGTGAATCAGTTGCATCACAATATTTTCTCAACCATCTTCTTGTTAAATTAATAACACTAGATATTTCAGAGAATACAGGTGGAACAGTTCCAGACATCATGTATGGATATACTTTATCAGGATCATGTATCAAAGTGAATTCATCATCCTTCCACGCATCATATTGTCCTCTACTAAACACTAAAGATGCTAACTGCATAAATGCAGCAGGAGTAGCACCAATAATAGCAATTTTTCTTCCCATTGTATTAAATCCTTTTGATTATTTAGAGTCTTCAAATAAGTTGATAGGTATTATTTTATCATCAACTAAGAAATCCATCATTCTATCTGGATCCTCATAATTCTCTTCTACATTATCAATAAATCCCTTCAAATCTCTTATTAATTCCCAACATGCTTGTTGTTCCAATTCTTCTTCAGGTGATAGATTTTCTCTCATCCTACCTAATTGAGCATAATAATCCCATTTAAGATAGATATATTCTCTAACTTTAATAAAGTCTTTGAATGTTGTTAATGAATTAGATCCCATGATTTTTGAACAGTAATGTTTGCTTTTCTAAAGTCATCATCAACAAACTTTAGTATTGATCCTTTATATGATACCACATAACCTTCAGGTTTACATGGTTGGTTGTCAACAAATGTTTTAATATCACTTGCTTTACTTAATTGATCTATTACCATTTTCTTTGCACTGCGGAGCGATATATAAGATGCTGCCGTAAAATATATATCAGTTTCATACTTGGCAATAAATGCTAAACCTGCTTTCTTCATATCTTTATACTTTGCTTTAGTCTTTTCTGTTTTTTTCTTACCAATCTCTTCATCCATCTTTATAGAATAAAATTGTGCAAATTCAGATGCAATTCTCTTAGTATCTTTAATACCTTTACCAGTACGAATTCTATTATTAAAAAACTGTTTAAATACAACTGCCATTACAAACTTTGTCTGTCCCTGTTCATGTATTATATCTAAGAAACTAGATGCTCTTTTTAATGATCCTTCTGCTCTATTAATAATAGCAGTATATTTGGAAGAATCACGAACACTAAACTTAGATAAACCTGCTTCATCAGTAAAATTAGCATTTGCTATGAATATATCATCATCAGTATTAATAGTATGTAATTGCCAATTCTTATTAAATACTGCCTTCATATCTTGAAGAGTGTCACCAAAATAGAGTGTGTGAAATACTATACCCAACTTTGCCTTATCAATTCTTCTTCCTTTATCAGATAAAGCATCAACAGCATAAGTTATTGTATTTGGTTGAAATGTAATATGAATATCATCACCTATTCTACCGAATTTCTTATCCTCTTGAGTAAATAATAAATCTCCTTGCATTACCCCAACTATACCAGTCTTGGAAAGATATTTCAAACAAGTCTTTAGTTTCTTATTTAATATTGTATACTCTTCAGTATGATAATAACGATCTATATCTGTATCATCATAACATACTTTAGGATTAACTTTATTGAATACGGATTTAGTACCAACAAAGAATCTCTGATTAACTGGATCTTTACCACATATAATAGCAGGAGCACCATCCCATTTTGTAGTTATTGATAAAAAGCAACTCTTACCGTCATCCAACTGATGACCAAATGCTTTAAGAAAATCAATAACATTAAATCCACCAGTAGCACCACTGTTGAGGATGTCATCTTCTAAATGTTCTAGGTGTGTGTTTTTCATACTTCCATTATAGTCCATACGAGGACTCAATGGGGCATGACTGGACACTTTATGAGGTGGTTTCATTTTAATTCTGGACCCATTGCCCATGCTACTAAAGATCTTCTAATTCCACTAACTAATGGTGTTACTCTATGCAAACACCAACTAGGAAATATTATAATATCTCCTTTATTTTTAGGAAAATCATCATAAAATCTTGTATGATGAATTTGTAATTCTGAACCTTCATATTCAGATGGATCAGTTAATTGTAATGAAAGACTTATTTTACGAGGTGGCATATCTTGTCCAGTATCGTGATCTACATGCCAATCATAAAAATCTCCTACTTCTTTATATACAGTATATTGAAAAGATTCCCACCCACGAACATCTAATTTACAACATTTATCATTAAATTGAGTCATAACATTAGTCATCTTTTCATAAATCCATTCATTATTATCTGGTTTAATCCAACCATTATATGATTTACGAATAGGAATAGCACCTACATCTTTAGGAGTTGCAGTCCATGATTCAGATATATCTATTTCACCAAGAGATTCTAATGAAACAATACGATCACATTCTTCAGAAGTGAAAACATTTGGAAGGTATTGTGGATCAATACGATAATTCATAATTACTTAAAGGCAGTACCACATAACCACACAACTAAACTCCTTCTATATCCAGATGTAACAGGTTGTACTTGATGTAGACAATAACTAGGAAAAGCAATAACTAATCCCTTTTTCTTTGGTAATGTATGTAGTTTACTAGCATGTATTTGAAAATCACCACCTTCATACTCACTTGCTTCAGATAATTGTAAGGTCATACTTAACTTGCGAGGGGGATTCTCAGATTTTGATTCTCCACCTCCATCAATATGCCATCCATAAAATGATTTGTCACTATTATACCTAGTATATTGTAGATCTTCATTAAACCCACTTATTTCAAATCTCCAATGCAATCCATTTAAACACCTAGAAATATTTCCCAATCTTTGATAAATCCATTCGGTATCTTTATTTACTGACAACCAAGAGTTTAATGATTTACGAATACCTGTATCAACACCACTAGTCACAGAAGAATTAAACGAATCTTTAGATTCACCTAAACGAATTATTTCATTACATTCTTCTTCAGTGAATCCATCTTCCCAAGTAGCATAGTCACGCCCATCAAATGTAGGATGAGGCAATATTGAATAATAAGACATAATTTAATTAATAAATGACTCGAATGTCGCCTGTGCCTCCTTGCTGTGGTCCGTTAACGACTTGATATGTTGAACCAGCGACTGCTTTACCAGCAGCACCAGCACCTGCTTTACCCCAGTCACCACCTGCAACGCCAGGTTGACCTGGAGTTCCAGGATTTCCTCCAAACCCATCATCACCATCAGATCCAGGTGTGCCTGATGTGCCATCAGATCCAGGTGTGCCTGGTGTGCCATCAGATCCAGGTGTGCCTGGAGTTCCTGGAGTTCCACCAGATCCATCAGATCCAGGTGTGCCTGGAGTTCCAGGTGTGCCTGGAGTTCCAGCAGATCCATACTCACATGATGCTGGTCCTCCAGGAGTTCCAGCACCACCAGGAGTTCCAGATCCACCACCCCATGCTTGAGGTGTACCTGGAGTTCCAGGTGTGCCAGGTGTACCTGGAGTTCCAGCAGTTCCAGGAGTTCCAGATGTGCCAGGAGTTCCAGATGTGCCAGGAGTTCCAGAACCAGCAGGAGTTCCAGATGTGCCAGGAGTTCCACCAGATGAAGATAAAGCATCTGTTAAATTATTAAAACCTCTACCATCAGATCCAGATCCTGCCTGACCTCCTATACCACCTTGACCATGCCAACCTGCTGATCCTCCTCCACCAGCAGCACCACCACCACCAGCTCCACCAGCAGAACCACCTTGTCCACCTGAACCACCATATCCTTTAGATCCACCATGTCCATGATGTCCACCAAAACCTTGTTGTCCACCAGCACCCCCTTTACCAGGAGGACCACCAAAACATAATGTTCTTTGTTGCCTTGGTTGAGTTGCTGGAGCAGTCTGCTGAGTCGTTACAGAAACATATTCAGTAACTCGACTACGCTGTCTACCTCTTCCCCACCATCCTCTTCTATCCCTTCTTACTTGCCTTCTTGCTTCTTGAATAGTTGCTGTCTGTTGAAAAGTATAAGTAAATGGTTGATTAACTCTATTCCATCCAGGAGATCCCCATGATCCATCAGATCCAGGTTGACCTGGAGATCCAGGGACACCTCTAGATCCAGGATTTCCACTTTGACCAGGAGTTCCAGGAGTTCCAGGTGATCCATCAGTTCCAGGAGTTCCAGGTGTTCCAGGTGTGCCTGGAGTTCCATCAGAAAGAGGTCCAGAACCAGTAGTACCTGGAGATCCATCTACACCATCAGCACCACCACCACCTCCTGCCCATATTCTTGATGCAGAACCTTCACACTCAACAAATACTACACGACTAGCAGGTGCTCCAGGATTAGAAATACTAATAGCATGACCACCAGGTTGTCCAGATGATATTCCTTTAGCACCACCAGCAGCATATATTCCATAACCTGAAGGTGAATTATTAACATAAACATTAAGATTAGATGATGCTGAACTTGCAATAGATACAGCAGGTGTAGCAACAGAAGTAGATACTACCCTTCCCCTAATCTTAAGATATTTGGTAATATTTTTATTTAAATTTGAATTCCAGTTTACAAGAGCAGTTGGTGTAGTTGATCCTGTAAGAGTACCAGCATCAAATTGATGCTCTTCTTTATTAGAATCTTGCTCAACAACATATTCTTTAATAATATTCCTTACATCATCAGGAGATATAGCACCACTGGTAGGTACATGTGCATTCTCAGTTGCATCTAAAACATATGGTAGATGTGGTTGTGATGATGTAGGATTTGAAGGTAAATTGTATGGAGCATCAAGATCAGTAACCCTATGCATCTCTGACATAGAGATAGATTTGCTAGTATCACCTATTGCTGCTCTTATCTTACCAAAAGATACTTCCTTACCAGCAGGTTCAGTTAATAAAGTTTTAGTAGTATTTGACCAATCAGGTGCTGACATATTTAATTACCTCAAGTTAAGTCCAATGTAGCAGATCCAATACCAGCAACATTAAAACTAATTTTCTTAGGTGTAGACAAGGTATCTATATCTATTTGAATACCAGTATATGCAGATCCAACTAAAGATTTCCATATTCCATCACCACCATGAACTTGAAGTTGATTGACATTTAAACCATTATCACTATGTTGAGCAAAACAGAAATTACTGGTACTCCATCCTACTGGTGCTTCAGGTGGATATTCAGGAGCAACTCCATTATTTGCAGAATCATTTTCTCTGTATCTTTCATAAGATCCAGAAACTTGTGTTCTCATTACTCTTCCTTTATATCCCCTTTGCTCCATGAAATCATATCCAACATCAGATGTAATACCAATAGGATCACTACCATCAGCACGATATCTAAGTATCTTAGAAGCACCATCATACCATAATGATCCTGCATAATCATTATCATTTACATCTACAACAGCAGGACCACTACCACCTGCACCATCAGTCGGAACAAAGTTTCTTGGTAAGATAAATGCCTCTTCAGCATATCTCATATCAAAACAACCACCTGGTTCCCCAGTTGCTATACCAATTCTAATAGCAGTAGTACCACCAACACCAATAGTTCCACCTATTCCAGTATGTCTATTCCAGAATGTTGTATGCTTATAAATCTCAACTCTTTCATTATTAGCAGACAATCTTGTTGTTGTAGTTCCAATTCCTACTGCACCCTCGAATATTACTTGTGATGCTCTCAAAGAACCATCATCACTCCTTGCATATCCTACATGTAATAAAGTTTGATCTGTTCTATCAGCAGCAGATGATCCAATACCCACACCTTTTGATGAATTATGAAGGAATAATTCACCATCTTCCCATATTTCCAATCCTTCACTAATACCTGGAGATGATGCACCAAATGCACTGCCTGTATTAATACCAATATATCTACCATACATGTAAGTATTTGATCCACCAGTAAGTCTAAGATCAGCAATAGTACTAACACCAGTAGGTGCATTAATTGCTATAAATGAACCAATACCAGTAACACCATCTATTTTAATGCTACCCATAGTAATAGTTCCTACACCCAGAACATTGAGATCACCCCCAACTTCCAAAGCAGTTACTGTTGTAACTCCCAAACTTGATCCACCACCAACATTAATATTTTGAAAAGTTGCTTCAGCAGCATTTACATTACCAGATGTTTGCCAATTTCCACTACCTGTAAGAGTTGTAACACCAGTTATTTGACCATTAACATCAATATCAGTAACACCAGTTATTTCACCATTGGCAGTAATATTTGTAGCACCAGAAATAGGACCATTCATCACTAAATTGGTAGCACCATCAATAGGACCACTCATGGTAATACCACTACCAAGAATCATCCCACCACCATTTATTACCTGTATTGCAGAACCATTTACTGCTGTTCCAACAACTAATCCACCACCACATGTAACTCCACCACCAGCAATAATATCTTCAGTTATAATTACATCATTAGCAGTTACATTACCAGTAATATTAAAGTTTCCTCCACCAGTCATTTCACCAGTAAATGTAGAAACACCAGCAACAGATAATCCTGCACCAACATTTAATACATTAATAGTTTGAGTAGATCCAAGTTCAACAGTACCAACTAAACTACCACCAATTGATACACTACCACCAATTTTAAGATCACCATCATGTATTCTAACAGTACCAATAAATCCAGCAGCATCACCACTAGCGGATGCAGTAGCACCTACACCTAAAAACTCACCAACCACTAAATCTTGACCTACAGTACTAACACCAGATCCCTTAATAATAGATGGTGCTAATCCAGTTGTATGTAATTCTTCTACCTGAATAATAGGATCACCGAGAATACTGTATGCAGTTTGAGCACCAACAGCAGTGGAAGCAGTACCAGCAAATGTAGTAGCAGTAATTATTCCACCGTTAGCAACAATACCACCAGTAACCTGAAGTGTACTAAAGCTAGTGATACCCGTAAATGTTCCACCAACACCCGTAATATAATTAACAGCAACATCAGGACTATCCGTCAAACCTGCTGCTACAACTGCTGTTATAGCATCAGTAATAGTACCAATAAAACTAGGAGCAGATATGCTTGTAGATGCTGTAATTGTAGAGAATGTACCAACATCAGCATTGACATTACCCTGACCCTGACCAGTTGTATTTGTAACTGTTAAATTCTTTGTTACGACTCCTTCAAATGTACCAACACCAGCTACAGGATCCATGTAGATCTCATAACCTACACCAAATCCAGCATTACCTCTCGTAAGTGTTGTTCCTATACCAACAAGTTTATTAGAATATATTGTATTACCAGCACCAGGATTAACCCAAACTGATGCAGGAATACCAGTTAATTCTGATCCATCTCCTACAAATTTCGTTGCTGTAATAATACCAGCAAGACTTATTGTTGCTCCAGTACTACCTACACCAACTTGGAATGCTTCTTCAGGAACTGTAGTTCCTATACCAACGGATGAACCAACAGCAACATTAAGATCACCATGAAATGTTGTAATTCCAGTGACTTTAAGGTTGTTTAATTCAGTATTCTCATCAACAATTATATTACCTCGAACATCGAGTTGTTGTCTGGGAATGGTACTTCCTATACCGACCAGACCATTATTAGAGATGAGATCATCAGTATCTACCTGAATACCATCTCTAAAATTGACTACGGTTTTATAATTGCTAGGCATTATCTTATTGGAGACAAGACGCTTTTACTTATTTATCTTTGATGTCATCGACCTGTTGTGACAAGTCTTTGACTGCCTCAATTAATAGAGGAATCAGTTTATTATAATGGACACCTTTAGTGCCGTCAGGTTTAGTTGATACTGCTTCAGGAAGAACCTTTTCAACATCTTGAGCAATAACACCAATGTCATGCCCTTGATAGTTCTTGTTACCTTCCTTCCAATCATATTCAGTACCACGAATACCCATAACTTTAGCAATAGGATTTTCTAATGTGGTAACATTTTCTTTTAATGCCAAATCAGATGACTGACCATAGAATGCAATAATATCATCACAGCAGTGAATTGGACCACCACAGAATGTAACACCACTACCACTATGCCATAGATCACCACTGAAGGTAGTAAATCCATTGAAGGTAGTTTGTTCATTAAATGTAACTTTTGCATCATAAGCAGTATTAGTTGCTATAGCAACTGCAAATCCTGGTGCTGCATTAAGAACTAGATCACCAGTATTAAACTTAGTAGTAATCTCAGTTTTATTAGTTCCAACACCAACTTTTACATTATTAATAACTGCACCATTAGGGAATGAACCAGTAAAATCAATAGTACCAGCAAGTTCGATACTACCACTAGATACTGTCTTACCAGTTAATGAAACATCATTAGTAAATGTAACAGGACCATCAAACTGTGATAAGATATTCTGTTGAATACCACCTTCTACATTAATTCTTTGCTTAACGGTAACTTCATCAAATACAACTGAGTTAGCAGATGGATCTTCACCTGTAATTGTTGGAATAGGAATATTAAATGATGATTCCTGACCTGTTGATGAACTTACTCTCTTATTACCAATATAGAAATCACCTCTGTTATTCAATCCAGTGTAAACAACAGTACCACCAGATCTCTCTTGTGACTGAGAAAGATACTCTTCAGTTTCACTCAATGTTCTATTCTGAACTTGAGGTAATGCTGTTGAATAGTTACCTGGACCATATCCAAGGTATTCAAATGTATGACCTGATGCACGAAGTATAGATGGTCTTCGAGTTTCTATAGCAAACACATTAATTTTCTTAATAAGAGAATCAATAGTATGTGCTTTAGGTAAAGTACCCATCTGACCACGAAGGACTGTAAATGCATCATTACCTGAACCAGATAGTCCAGTAGCAGAAATTCTTACAATCTCTTCATTAATTTCAAGATAATCACCTAATTGGAATCTATTAGCAGTACCAATACCTGTAGCATGTTGAACAGGTATTGAAGTATCAGTATTAGTAATGTTAGTTTTTAACCCAACACTATCTCCACCATAGAAGTTAAAGTATCTTGAACCAATAGATTCTTCGATACTAACAGACTGATTATGATCTGAGAAAGCATGAGGAAGTATTCTATACCCTGCTACAAATAAAGGATCATTAACTGTCTTAGCAGTAAATGATGTAACACCAGATAATGTGGTGCTATAGTAATCCCCTACCTTTTCATTACTACCATTAACTACAGTGAATTGTGTACCTTGTCTAATACCATGAGCACCAGAAGTAACAAATGTAGTTAAACCAGTAGTAGTATCAAAATGTGTAGATGCAATAGAAACAGAAGGTCCAATTCTAAAAATATATTGATGAGCATTAATTGTTGGATCTAATGTAGATATACCAATTGTAATAGAATCTTTTGATGGTACTTTAGTTATCCTAAAATATCCACCCGTAGTTTCTCCAGCACCCGTTACTTGTATTGCATCATCAACTGCATTAGTAATACCTGTAGTTGGAACACCAATAGATGCACCAGTGAAATTCTCAGGATATAATGTTTCACCACCCACATAACCAGATCCAGGGGACTGTAATGTGAGACCCGTGATTTGTGTAGATCCAACACCAACAACAACCTTGGCAGTTGCACCATTCCAATTCTGACTACCATCTAATAATTTAACATTATATCTTGTAGTAGCAGCAAATCCAGTACCACTATTATATGGAGATAAATTTTCATATTCAAAAACACCATTAAAATTATGTTGCTGAGTTAATTGAACTGTTGCTACACCAGCAGAAACTGCAGTGATACTTGATACTCCAAATCCTATACCAAAATTCTTAGTGAATTTATCAATAGACTCTCTTGTTACTGAATTTAAAAGACTGTTAGTCTCAACTCTACCAACTGGATCTCTTCTTGCAAATGATACAGCAGCAGGTGGGTTCTTTCTTACATTATCTCTATCTAACTGTGGATAGAAATCAGTAATTTGTTGACTATATTCTTGATCTGTAAATTCTGTTGGTGGTGAATAATCAGATGATAGAACTTCTAGTAAATAAACACCATCACTCTCATCTTTAACATATTCAGATATTACTCTAGATCTATAAACATCAAAGTTTCCTTTGTTATCATTAACACTGAATCTTGGAAGATTAATAACTCTATTAGATGTTTCATCAACAAAATTACCAGTGTTCTTTTTATCACCATCAATATCTGTATTATTGTATTGGAATTCCATATTATTAGGAACACCAGTCACAGTATAATATCCATTATATCCTTTCTTTTCTTTAGCAGTAGTATTATTAGAATCTTTAATATTCTGAGTATATACAATATCACCAACTTTAACATTGTGTGGTAATTCTGCTCTAACTGTTACAGTATCTAATACTTCACTACATGTAGCAATGAAACCATAATTTCTCTTAAAATTATTATCATTAACAGTAATAGTTGTAGCAGTAATATCAGCAGTTTTAGCAAAACCAGTTTGACCTGATTGTTGCAGAATAAAACCATCTACAGGGTTTCTAGAATTTTCTGCTTCTCTAGGAATTACATAACGAACCTTAAACAATTTGTTTTCAATACCCCTTCTATCTTCATATCTTTTGAAATATGCAGTTTCTGTTTCTGGTAAAGTTTTAATATAATCATTATTAACAACATTCGTATAAAGATCACTATTATTTTCAGTCAATACAAACCAATTATTTTGATTAGCATCCCATTGTACTGGATGACCTATTTGATTAGGTGACTTATCACTAACTCTACTTTCAATCCTTAAATTAGTACCACCATATAATGCAACAGGAATAGCATTAATTGCATTAGAAAATGTACTTGCTACTTTAATAGTTGTTGAATCTACTTTAATAGCATAATATACAGTATTTGGTGACAATCCTTCTGGGAGATCACCATAATCACTGAATATACGAATAGTTTCACCATTTATAATACCAATATCATTAATTGTTAATTCATAATTAGTATTAGGTACACTTGCTGGTGTAAACTTAGTTCCCTGATGAGAATTAATACCAATATTAGCAGTTTGAACACCTGCAATTACATTTTCTGGCATGTATACAGGAGAACTAAATTCTGTACCACCAATAGAAAGATATAATTTTTCATTCAAATTAGCACCAATTCTATAACCCTGTGTTAAACCAAGTGGATTTTCATCCTCTCTAGTAAATCCAGAAAGGTATAGATGTGAAGATATACCTGCTTGTTGTGTTTTTGGTACATCTATTTGGAACCATGATATATTATCTAAATCTTCCTTATAGGTTGATACCCAATTAGGTGCAACAAAGTGTGTAATATATCCCTGATCATCTCTTGGGAATGCAGAGTTTCTAAATCCATCTGCAACTAAAGCATACTGTCCAAAGTTGGAGTTAGAGTTAGTTATAGATGCGTCAGCACCACTATCACCTCGTAAATGTGCATTATATCCAATAGCGAACACAGAAACTATCTGTAAAACAGCATTATTTTTTATAGTAACATGATTTTGTTCCCATCCTTTACGATATATTGCACCACTATCTAAATGATAAACAGTACTAGGATCAGTAGAACTAGACTCTGCTGCTAATGTAGCACCTTTAGTAATACCATAAGATATTGATTCATAAAGACGAGTTTCCTTATTATATTTTGTAAATGCTCTGTCATCTTTTTGTAGTGATATACCAGTGAATTGAGCAACAACCATTGAACGGAAACCAGTTGCTTTAGCACCATCAGCTAACATTCCTTGCATACCATATACTGATCTCAATGAACAGTTAAAGATATAAGGGGATGCACCTTTAACAGTATCAGATTCAATAGTTACTCTAGCATTAGTAATGTTAGTTGGTTTTGCAGGTAAATTATTAGGGAAATCAGTAATAAGATAAGTAAATTGAGTATCCGAAATAACTGATTGAACTGCTGTAGAAATATTATATTCTGTTACATTAACTCCACTGATCTTAATAGGAGTACCAGCAGTAAGATCATGTGGCAATTGTGTAGTTACTGTCACCTGTGATGTAGGTGTTAATCCATCACCAGATATAATTGAAGATATGACAAATGGATCAGTACCAAGAGCACCAACAATCTCATATTCTTCACGAACTTTGTCAAAGTCTCCTTCTAAGTTTGGCCATTCATAGTTAACAGCACGACCAGTTGATTCTTGATAAGCATAACTTAACTTATAATAATACATACTAAGGTCTGTCTTATCATATCCCTTAACATCGTTGATACCATCAGCATACTCAAAACATGTCAACTTATGGTGAGAAAATAATGGTTTTGATTGATTTTGTGTAGTAAACTGCTGATGATCTGTATATACTAATCCATCCTGATTTCCATCAAAGAATGAGAACTGCCAGAAATAACAGTTACCAGTAATTCTAAACAAACAAGAATCTGGAACAGTATTATCAGTAGGATTAGGTACATATTTTGGTCTTATCTTTGTCTTTCTAAGGTCCATACCTACGATGGATGTACCACGAGGTACAACAACTCCACCATTTACTGAATTAAATTTATATAATACATTATTTTCTACAGTTAAATCAAACTCACTTGTTAAATTAAGTCCAAATACTGAAGTAGCTAAAGTCTCAGCACCTGCAGGAGATACAGCAATTGCTCTAGTAGTATCTGTTGGATCTACCTTAAGAGAAAATCCAGGTCTATTATCAAGAACATGTTCACCTGGATATATTAAAATTGTTGTTTTATCTGACTCATCATTATCAATACCTGACTGATATGAAAATCTAGCAGATTCTAACAGTGCTCTCTGTATCGTTTTAAAGGGTTTTGTTAAAGAGTTACCCTGATTAGTAATACTATCGGTAGAGTCCAAATCATTTGGATTTACATAGAGAATTCTACCCTCTGTATTCTTTATAAAATTCTCTAACTTATTTAAAGGCATCTCTCTATTATAAGATACATTGTGCTGATGTTATTTAGTCATGGATAAATACTTCGTTACTAATAAATAGATGGACTTTCAAAAAATAGCATCTACTGGAACAGCAGTAGCAGTAGTTGGTACTGGTGCATTTGTTGGTGGTGGTCATGTCATTGATCAAAAGACTGGTGGTCCCCAAAAGAGACAAGACGCACAAATAGAACAAATTAGACAAGTTGTTAGAGAAGAAGTATATTTACAATTAGTGAATGCTTGGCCAAAATCCTCAGGTCCAGTTAAGGGTTTAAAACCACCTACACAAGATTATCAACAGGTAGTACCAAATGAGCGTAAATGAAATACCTAACATAGGTCTTAATGGATCAGAGATTCCTTTCATTGGAGTAAATGGTACAGGCATCCAACTTATCCAAACATTAAGACCTCCTAACACTTTTGTTAGAGGTATTGGTAATAGATATATTGCAGATCAAAGAGTTTGGTTAAACACAGTACCACAAGCTATTCCACCAACAGTTCCTGTTACTACATTAGTAGGAACTCCTATTGTTAATATGCCTGGTTGTGTAAAAGTACACAAAGAAAATCTTAAAGATAATAAAAATAAGATGCTGGTCGATGACGACCCTAAAGGAAATACAGTATTATGTGACGCTGGTGCTCCATTCTACGAACCAGCTCAGTATGATTATAGAGACCTAACTTGGCAAACTATTACTCAGGAACAACCAGAAGCAGGTGGAGTAGATACAGGTGAACCACCTACCCCTGATCTAGACACTCCACAACCGCCTGTAACCCCTCCAACTGGTGATGAAGCGGTAGAATGTCCTCCTCTTAATGCAAGACGCATAGGAGACCTTAATACTAAAGGAGACGAAAGAGTTAAAGAATATAAACTGACACCTGATGGTAAGATATGTGAAACCATATGGGAACCTGTTCCAACAATAGAGCAATTTCTACCATCTATACCTACTGTAACGACTACGGCATCGATTGCTGCTGTGGCAACGACATCTGCCCTACTTGCAAAACCCCTAGCAGATTTGCTCCTGAAGGTGGTGAAACCTGCTGTGAAGAAGGCAATAGCGAAAGTTCAGAAGATGCTTGGGAAGACTCCTTACCGTCCAACTCTATCTGAGATTCAGACGAATCAGTATCGAGAGAAGAAGGGGATGCTTCCGATGAAGTTTGGTCCGAAGAAGGTAGAGAAGAAGAAGGAATAGTCCATTGTGGTTGTGGTATCTGATGCTCATGAGGAAGTATCTTACCACCTGGCGAAGTTACAACAACATCAGCACATATAGCATGATACGGCGATGCAGGATGAAAAAATATTCCAGCTTTTTTTAACTCACCACAATTTTTCAATCTTGCGATTTCAAAATCAAGTCGTTTATTAGATGTCAACTGTAATTGATGTGCTGTCTGTGCTTCTGCTGCCTCTTTACATCTACGCTGCATACCTCTGTTTAATGGTATTGAAAGCGTAGCAGAAAGTCCTAGGTTGAAACTCTGGTTCGCTCTCATATCTGTCCTAACTGGTTTATACCATGTAGGTGTCATAGTACTACCACCATTAAGCACATCAGGTACTCCATCAGCAGCATCTACATCTACTTCTATTTGTATATCATCTCCATCTTCAAACCATCTAGTTCCATCATCTTTAGTGCGATTATCATACCAGTCTTCCCAAGGATAGTTCTTAACAGTAACAGTCTGTTTAACAGTCTTACCCTCTACATCTGTTAGGTTATATTGTGGTTCGTTATAGAAATCTTCCCAAGGATCTTTCCTTGAATCTGCAAATTGAATATATGGTGTCATATTCATAGTCGTGCCTTGGCATGACACTCCACCACCGTAGGTGTTAGTTACATATGGACCTTGTAAAACTTGTATTGCCTGGTTGGTGACTGAGCCAGAACTATTGGCGATTGGATTAGCAGTTGCACTAACTCCACCTACACCTTCTGCTCTTAATGGTAAAGATTGAACGCTGAGAAGCGTTGCTATCACTGGGTAAATGTACTTGTCGTATCTGTGACGCTTTGGATGGTGGTGACCCTCTGTATGAGAGTTTGGTTGGTCATACCTGGTCCTTGATAACTCTGGGTAAATTGAAAGGCTGCTCCAGCTTCGTTTAGTGTAAAATTGTTTTGTGCTGACATGTCTAAGGCATCGAAGGAAGAAGTTACACTTCCCGATAATGCCCCTTCTCCCGTTCCTACGCTTGGAGAAAGTGTCACTGTTGATGTCGATACTGGTGGGTTTAAAGCCTCTCCGTTGTTCTTTATACCTACCCCAGTTACTGAGTATTCCCATCCTGTCCTATAATCAATGGAATTAATTGTTTCCGTTACTGTAGATTCAGTTTCGGTATGGCTCGTCATTGAGCCCTGCTGAAAGTTGGGGACCACTGGCACTGCTTTTGCAGTACCAGCACTACCTAATAACAATACTACTATAGTTATAAGTCTTTTCATGACCTACCTTATAGTAACCTCTGTTACGAATTGAGTCGTAGCTGAAGTATTAGCTCCACCTGCTGCTACAGCACTAAATGTGTGAGCACTAGATGTTTGACCAGCTAAATTACCAACTGTTCCTCCTGCTGTACTGGTGATTTCACCAAAATTAGCAACTGCACCAACAGTAGGTGCTCCAGTAGGAATAGCATCGGCTTGAGTGTATGACTGGCTAAAGCTGAATGCCGACCCTGCAGTGTCCTGTGTTGCTGCAATAGCTCCTGGTGCATAGACACCTGAAGTTATAGTACCAGCAGACACTGTACCAGCAGTCGTTCCGTCAGTTGTATCAATATTTGATCCAGAAATTGCAAAAGAAGATCCTATCCTCGATGCATCAGTATAAGCACCGCCAACGCTCAGTTGAACGCTAGAAGCGAAGCGTGATGTAATATCAGCTCTAGCAGCAAGCGGAGCTGTCATCAATAGCATTATGATAGGAAGTATCCTCTTCATAAAAATATAGAGTATTAACTACTAATATATATGCGTAAAGAATTGTAAAATTGAGGTTAAGAAATAAACTCCTGTGCCTCACTATGTTCTAATATTTTTTGAGCTTTTAATTGTGTATCACCAGGTAATGTTTCAGAATCAACATCAACTGTCTCTGGATCAATTGGTTTAGGTGCATCTATTCTTTTGTATGTCAACTCCTTTCTATCAGCTTCAAGAGAACATGTTTGGTTAAGAATAATAAGTTCTTGTGCATGTTTCTCCCATCCACAATCACAATACTGCTCACCGTTCTCATCATATACTCTATAAAATGGATACTGTGTCATGATACTTTACCTCCCCATTCGGAATTAGGATCTAGTTTATCCATATATTTAAATCCAGATCCTTCAGGGTATATATATTTACCATTTTCATCAAAGTTTGGACCTACCTTCTTTGCAGGATATGTAGGATAAGGTCTCAACCCTGCTCTCATCTCATTACCTTTTCTTCTTCTTAACTGATTACCAGTCTCATGATCTTCAGGCATAGTAGGCCAAGAGGATCCTAAGAGTCTTTTAATATCTTCTTTAGTATAACCTTTCATTAGTAATGATCCTCCAATCCTTCAACTGGTGTAGGTTTCCAGTCCTTACCATAATATCTCTCTAGTATATTATGATGTGGTGCATCTGTACCAACCTCAACCTTCTTAGGTGGTGGAGGTGGAAACATCTCCAGTTGTATTTCAGGTATAGAAAAAGTGTCACCACCTTTTCGATGATGACACCAATAGAATGTACCGTTCTCTTTCTTGTATAGATGGTCTGCCTCGTGAGGACTAAGCAAAACCATCTTAACTATTTTGTCGCCTTTTTCAATCAACTTCCCCCTCTGCAAGTTTAGTTGTCTTTAGCAACTGCTTCTTTGCTGTTCTTACTGCTTTTCCTGTCTTAAAATGAATCTCATTTACTAATCTTCTACCATTAATATCATCACCAACTATAGTAAAGAATCTTCCAGTAGTTTTACCACCTGCAGATCCTCCTACACCCATGCCTGTCTGCATGATTGCTGGTGCAGTAATTAAACAAAATGGTCCCATAAACATACAACTACCTAATCCAGCAGCAAATCCTACACCAGCACCTGCTGCACCACCAATAATTCCTCCTGCTACATTAAAGTCTTTCTCTTCTGTAGTCCATTGCACTACCCTAATAATCTTACCTGAAGGATGTGTTACACCTGTCTCATCTATTACTACCTCACATTTCTCCCATTTCTCTTCAACATATTCTCCATCATCCACTAATACAAGACAAGATGGTCCTTTTGATCCTTTATATGTTGTTTTAGGACTAGGTGATCCTGGTCTAATAGAAGATGCTAATACCGTAGAGGGCATTAGCATCGATATTGCTATTAAACTTGTTAACAGTTTTCTCATAGAGTTACTCTTTTGTGTAATTTATCTAGTGCTGCTCTTACTTCAGCAGTTTCTTCCCATTCCCACACATTAGTGTGCTTAGGGTTCTTCTTTTCTTGTGTGAATGTTTTTTTGGTCATTGTCTTTCCATGTGTCGATTAGTAGGATAAGTTCATCAATTCTCTTTCTTGCTATTTCTATTCTCTCCTGTGTAGAATCCTTCATAAGTCGTACTCCTTGTGTAACTTAATGAATTCATCATCAGTGACTTCGACCTTAATGTCACTCTCTACTGGATCCCAATTCTTGCAGTCTACCTGCTCTTCATCGATCCAACATGTTACCTCGTCAGACTCTTGCGACTTTGATTTCTTCATAAAAAATGTCCTCTGGATCAAGTACTGTTTTACAGAACTCTACTACATTTATAAACTCTTGAGGTTCATCACATTCCACAAGTTTTTCATCACCATCAGATGAGACACAAAGGACTGTCCTTTTGCCTACATTGATGACCACCCTCATAATCCATTCGTCTTCTTTGCTCATAGAGTGATGCAACCATATGTTGTTATTGTAGCATGAGAGGATCATGGAGTCAAGTCTCGATTGGGACTTTGCTTCTTATCCCCCTCGTACTCAACTGTAATAGATTTGATGTCCTTCCTTTCACCCACGACCATCCATGATATAGTATCAGTGCAACTAGAAGTTTTTGCCTGTATTGTTAATGATCCACCCGTTACTGAACCTTTTATAGCAGTCCATCCCGTCTCATTTGTAGTAAAACATTGAACATTATCAACTAATGCCTCAAATGTACCAGCACTCATCTCATTAGTAGTATTGATATCAACTGTAGCAATACCAGCAACTAGTGCGGTTTTGCCACGATAGATAAGATCTGCCTTTGGACTCTCTATGCAACTATGAGCAAGACGATTAGTTCCACCCTTGACTGGGTGTACAATATCAAATAACTTACTCGTAGCAACAATAGATCCAGACCATGATGCATATCCACCAATGGTCATATCACCACCAGTAGTAACATCACCCTCAAGATGACTAGTACCATCAACATGTAGATTAGACATTAAATCTGTATCATTACAGACATATAATTCTTTCTCTACCTGTAGTTCTTGTAATGTAGTAATACCTGGACGGACTAATACATTACCAGTAAAGATCCTAACATCACCATAAGTTATTTCTGTATGACATTGCTGTATGTCATTAAATCCAGCAAAGATACATGGATCCTCGAAATAATCAACATGATCACCGTGAACATATGGCTTATTTGCCACATCTACTTTATCATTACAATTAAATGAATTTGGATTAGATTCTGCCATTATAATAAACCTTTAAAGTCCTTAGCCATTGATTTTAATTTATTAGGAATACCACCATCTTTAAACTTAGTAGCAATACCTTTCAGTTCTTCAATAGTTCCACCACCAAGAAGAGTCTTGGTTTGCTCATCTACGATCACATCAATACCTGCCTTAGCAGCATCTAATTTTGCCTTAAGTAGATCACCTTCAGCTTGAATTGCTGCAAGATCAGTAGAATCCAGAATACCAATAATATCTTTCTTCATAGAAGTTAGATTACCAAGTTGCTTCATCTTAAAGTCTTTTGGTACAATAGAATCCATCATAGAAACAGCATCATTACTAAAGTTACCAATAGTCTTAGAAGCACCCTGACCAACAGATCCTGATCCAATTTTATTCATAACACCAGTTAAAGCATTACCACCTGGAATAACACCAAGAGCAGATTGTGCTGAAGATGTTAATGAATCAATACTATCTGTTGTTAAAATATTACCAATATCTTTTACTGCATTAATTGCAGATCCACCTCCCATAAGATTAAGACCACCTTTAGCAACTGAACCTAATGGACTCTTAATCAATCCAGTAGCATCATCCACTAATTTAGATCCACCAGGAATAGGCAATTGACCAGCAACTGTACCCAATGGATCACTAATAATACCAGTAGCATCATTTACCATTTTATTAAGTCCTGCAAATCCACCTCCACCAGCAAGAGCACCTTTTGCTTGATCAAGAAGACCACCAGGCCCTGATGCTTTTGACACTAAATTCTTAACATCTGCTAAAGGACTTTCAAGACCTAACTTAGCATCATCAATGGCTTTTTCTATCGGTTCAATACCACCAATATCAGGGTTATCAATACCAAGATCTTGGAGACTTAACCCCATTCCCCCTGCTGCTGCACCAGCAACCCCTGCATCTCCTGCAGGACCAGCACCTAATGCAGTTTCTTGTGATTTAGGATCAAAAACTTTTGCTATAACATCATCAGGAACAAATGTATTGGCAAGTACTTTATGTCCCCAAGTATTAGAAACAAGATTACCCCTCTTTGCTTTCACTGCAGCAGTATTTGCTTTAATTAGTGTACGACCAACACTAGACTGTAAGTTAAGATTTCTACCTGCTTTAATATCAATATCTCTATCAGCAGTCATCATTATATCTTTAGCATTAACACGAACCCTACCTCTATCGGCATTGATAGTAATATCACCTGTAGTAGCACTTATTCTAATATCAACACTATTCGGATCATTCTTATCTCCTGCATGAATTTCAATAGACTTATCACATGCCATACGACCTAATCCAGATCCATGACCATGAGCTATTAGAAATACTTCACCATTATCATTAGACCCATAGATCTTAAAAGTCTCTGGACCATCCCTACCCACTCTTGGATCACCAGATACAATCCGAAAGTGACCTCCTCGTGAATCAACAACTTTTCTTCCGTAATTCTCAGCCATCAGGATTTACCTACACAGTCAATTACAGTTAGTACTCCTTCCTGTCTAGCAGGTGGAATATCTCCAAATATCGGCCTGAGAACTGCACCTCTTCCGTTTTCAGAAAGTATCTTAAGTACTGGTGGCACTTCATATTTAAGAATATTTAGTACCTTAACAGCAACAATACCACCTGTATCTGGATCAACAACAAGTTCATAAGTTGGTTGATTTTTAATATTAGTTAAAGTAACTCTCTGAGTTTCTGGAACAAGTTCTCTAAATGGATCAGGAACATCAGGAGGTTGTACAACAGTTCCTGTTGGATCTGTTGGATCTGGTATTACAGGTTCTGAAACAAATGGAGTTGTTGTTGCAGTTCCAGTAATAGGATCTGGGAATCCAGGTTTAAATGTAAGAATAGTTTCATCTATCTTATCTCCTGGTTCATAACCTTCACCTGGATCCTCAACATACACAGTTGTTATTCCAACATTTTCTGGAGGATCTTCAACAACTGGATATCCTTCACCCACAGTATCAATAACAACACCAACCACTTTACCATCTTCAATTATAGCATGTCCATGAGCACCTGCTCCTTTACCACACTTATCAGCAAAACTAATAGCAGGTGGAGATTTATAATTTCTACCAGGAACTTTTATATTAACACCAATTATACTAGCAGTTTTACTAATACCATCAGCAATACCACCTAAACCACTATTCTCTATAGTCTTACCAAGAACAACCTGACCTATAGCACCTATTCCACCACCACCAAAAATTTGAAGTTTAGGATTACCACAATTCTGCTTACCACCAACACAAGATCCACCAGCACTTAATTCATCAATAAGACTGGAAATCTCACCAACAGATCCAAGAGTCTTAGTAACACCAGAAGGTATAAGATTGCCAAATTTACTCTTAAGACCACCTGTTAAAGCACCCCTTATACCTCCACCACCTATTAGACTACTTGCAGCACCACCTAACAATCCACCACCTAGAGCATTACTTACAACATTACCTGCAATATTACTTAATCCACCACTAGCAAGACCTTGAGCAGCATCAACAATACCACCAACTGCATCAGTCAATCCACCTATTCCACCAGAAGCTTTATTCATCTGATAGGAAACATAACTAAATGGATCTGCACCTTTCTCTAATGGACCACCAGCAATTTGATACTTTCTAATAGGTGGACATTTATCTTTATTAGTTTGTCCACAATCCAAAAATCCAGAAAAATCCTCTAGAACAAGTGATGAACTTCTCAAAAAATCACCAATATCAATACCAATATCAAATATATTACCCAATCCACTGAGAGGACTCTTTAATCCATCAGCAATACCATTTGTAATCTTATTTAAAAAACTAGCAGCAAAATTAGTAGCAACACAACCAGAAATACCAAGACCTGACTTAAGCAGATCTTTTAACATATCAGATACAGTACCTCTCAATCCTTCTACTACTTTATTACCAACACATGCTAGAGCATTTTCTACATTTTTAATTTTAGGTATCTCTCCTATCTGTGCTGCTCTACCAGCAGAATGAGCAAGAGAATATGACTGAGGAGTAGTCCCCATCTGAGCAAATACTTTTCCAAAAGTATCTTCATATAATTTTTCTAATCCTTCTTGCAACTTTGGTTCAATATGATCGTAAGTAGCATCCATCATACGACCAACAAATCCATTTGCCTGTGTCTCTACTAGATCAGCAACGGCATCAATTTCGGCCTCAAGTTTTTGTCCTGTCAAACTAAATTCTTCAACCCTACGACCCATGTTCTCAAGTGCCAGTGCCATTCTAGACACAGAACTAGTACTACAAGTATCTGGTGTAATTACATTTTCACCTGAACCATCTTGATCTATATGTTGTCCTGTTGTAGCACTAGAGTTAGTTGGTTGACTCTTTTTATTTTGTTCACCAGACTGATTTGGTACTCCAGTTTCAGGATCCTTTTCAGTCTTTGGGTTTACTGGAGTTGTATCAGTAAATGCTGTATATGGTTCAAATGGAGCAGTAAACTCACCATCATCCTTTACATCATCTGGTCTACCAAAAACACCAAGGATGGCAGGGACTTGTGCATCATCACCATCTAAAAAGAATCCAAATACTACATCACCCTGCTGAAGAATAGTTGAAGTATGGTAGTTAGCACCACCAGATCCAGCAGTAGTAGGTAATAAACAAATTGCCCAAGGCAATTCTTCATTCTCAATTCCACCTTCTTCCACCATAGGATGATATCCCATGATGCGAACCTTATATCTATTACTCCACCCATCTCCTTCATCCAACTGATCAGGCTGAGATTTCCTAGGGGCAATTTGACCGATCCACCATCTGAATCCGTCTCTACCTACAAATTGACTCTTGCCTAATAGTGATTCTTCCATTAATCGTCATACACTCTACATTCCAGTGAATCTGGATGATTATCACAATAAACTTCTAAATGCTTGTCCTCATGCCGTGTGTGCCAATCATTAATCTTAGCATCACCAGGATTCTCTTCATTCTCTTCATGAGCATGAAAAGCATCATTGTGCATCTCTAAATCTGCCTCTGTGTACTCAATCATACCATGATTTACATGCTCTTTATGATCCTTTGGATCAATGTAAGATTCATGGTTTAAATCGTGTTCTGGGACTTTAGTTGTCATAGTTAAACTCCTGAGGTATCTCGAACAATCTTCATAGCAGTATGTGATTTATTACCACTAAAGAAATGACTGATCTCCTGAATAATATATAGACCACTTTGAGTATAATCAACCTTGTCATCTTCTGCAACTTCAGGAAACATACACTTAATAGTATCACCAGCATTTAAAAATATATTTGCTGCTACTTGAATAGTAACAACTTGTGTAAATAATGATTTATATCTAGTTATTGCCTGAGAAGCATCTAAAGTTTCATCCATATTTATTGTTGTAGCAGCAATGCCAACAGATTTTGGTTCTAAACATCCAGTTGCATAAACAGAAGTAACAATTCTATGTGCCATTTCTGGTTTAGAAAATTCTCTATTAGCTATTGGTGGTGCTTCAGAAGACTCTGTACCTAAAGTTTCTTGCTTATTATCAGTCTGTTTAAACACAGCATCATCTGGTTTAGTAAACTTAAAGGTATTAGGATCAAAATAAATTCTATATGTTGAATATTCTCCACCTCTTTGGGAAGATATTACATTAGCATTATCAACATTATAACTTAAAATTTTAGTAAAAGATTTTTCTGGATTCTCAAGTGCTTCATTTTTACGATCAAACCAATACTCTTCAGATGGTTTATCGTTTTTAATTAATGATTCTATAGATCTAAATCTCATCCCCTTGGTCGTTTGCCATAAGAAAAATCCAGCACTATTAATTCCTTTAGATTTATTACTAGTAGTAGCAGTAACAGGAATTGCTCTTTTTGCTAACATTGGAGCAATAGTAAGAGGTTTTCTCATATTACCTATAAAATTATAAGTATTAGCAGTTTCTTCAATATTATCAATCTCCGTACAATTAATTTTTTTCATTAAATCTTTAATTATATCACTAATTTTAGTAGCTTTATACTTCCCAACAATTCTTCTATTTAAATTAATCATACCCTCCTTTGAAATCAAATGCAATACAAAACTTTCATACTGCTTGTCCTGAACATAGTTCGTCAACTTATTAACAAACATTGTAATTTCAAATTCACCAGGAGTATTTTTTCTTTGAATTTCAATAGGGGTTGTAATATGAATCTTAACCATCTCACCTCCCCTAATAGGAACACCATTATATAAACCCTGATCACCAACATCATCTCCAGTAGTAGTTACTTTCATTGTAGCAGTAACACATGGAGAAGTTATGTTTTCAAAAAATTGAAACCATGATACTTTTAATTTAAGCTGAGTACCTACACCACCTTTCGCTGGTGTTATAGTAATTGATTCATATGTACTTCCCTGTGTTGGTGCAGCCATTAGGTAAACTGAGTATTAATTTGATTTATAGTGGCATAAAGATCATTAACCACAATTACAGTTTCTTCTTCGTTAGATTTGTGAGATCCCTTTCCATCAGAGGATGAATGACCCTCTATATTTATTGGTACAGTAACAATCCTTTTATTATTTCCATTATTATTAAGTTCACTACTAACATCATTTTTATCTACCTTTTCAATAACTGATCCTGGATTCATAAGTTTCTGTCCTTCAACTGAATTTTTCCAAACACCAAATATTTTTAACTTTTGCTTATCTGATAATGGTATATAATGTTTATTATATGCTTTATAATCATACGCTACACCATTAATATAACCAATCTTATTAACATTATCTGCCCAAGAAACAACTACTCTAGTTTCACTCTCTATTTTCCTTGGATCATCTTTCAAAGTGGCATTACCAGACTTCTTCGTAATTTTAAGATCATTCTTTGTAAACCCAAGTTTTTCTGCTGTAAGTTTTTGATCATCATCATTAACTTCAACTGAGTCAATAGAAGTATTACTCTCAACATTACTCTGACTATCTGATAATTTAAATTTAGCAAATGCCTGATCTAAACCAACACGATTCCACATAGGTCTAAATTCAACTACATCACCATCTTCATTCTTTTCCAATGCTTGTGCTGTTTCTTCAATATGTGGGAATATTGCCAACATATTCCTTTTAGCAATTTCAGGACTTTTTTCAATAGTCTCCGAATTAATATTTCTTGATCGCATTAAAGCAATTGCCATTATGTCTTGATTCTGATCACTAAACTTATCACTTGGTTTCAAACCTGCCATCTCTGCTAATGGAATCAATGCTCTTAAATTATACTTTCCAGCACCTTCACCATCTCCCCTTATACTCTCAACTTTTTTAATACTCATATTAGTTAAATCTTCTTTTTCTACACCACCAACTTGAGTAGCAGATTTTGTACCTACTGCTTGTAAAAGAGGAGTCCAATCTCTATTATTATCTGCTAAGTCCATAACCTCTTTCTCAGTTTGATCCCTAAGTGCTCTCTTACTTTTTGGATCACCTGCATAATCAGTAATAGCTTTATTAATACCTTCCCATGATTTATTCCATTGATCAACTACACCCCCTTCACCGTTCACGCCCCTTACTGCTTTATCCAAGTCGGCCATCTCTTTCTTCAATTCATCAGATTTAAATATAGCTGCTTTAATACCATCTTTCTCATAATCTGCCATAAACTGTTTAGATACATCACCAAGTTCGTTGGCCACATTCATTATACTATTAAAGAAATCAACGACATGACCAAAGACTTTCCTTGACATTGTAACAAATCTAGTAACTTCTTTAACTATTGCTGGCAATTTATCAAGCAACCATCCACCAAGGATAGCAGCAAGTGCAGTCATTAATCTTTTAAAGAATCCACCTGAAGTTTTTTTAATTTTATCACCAAACTTCTCAGTTTTTTCTGCTTTTGGTTTTGCTTCAAGTAATTTCTCATCTTCTTCCTTTTCCTTAGTATCCAATAACTTCTTCATTTCAATCTTCTTATCAGCACCTGCAGCTACCTTTGCATCTACCCTATCAGACAGAGATGCTTTAATGCCAGCAGCAGTATCTTGGATTGAAAATAACCCAAAAGAAAATATTTCAAATGCTTCTTTAGTTGGTATTAAATCCATTAAATGTTATATACAGTGTGATAAAATCGACCATATGGATCATGATTTAAATTTGATGTTGCCTGTGCTATCAACTCACCTTCGTTACCACTTTTTACAAGAGGTTGATTTCCTTTTTTATTACCACTAAGATCTATTGGAACTACTTCTATATTTTGTTCATTATCAATTTTCTGAGATATTAATGAATTGTCCTTTTGAATACCTTCTAAATTCTGACTAAGAGGCCCCTTAACCCATTTACCATCACTGTTAAGAAAATTTCCTTCAGGAGTAATAATATCTCTTTCTATATCAAAATCAAGTTTGGGATACTTATCTTTATCACCAAACATACCTTGATCTGCCCAACCACCAATTTTAAGTTGATTTTGATCTTTTTTAAATCTAGATTCTTCTAAAAGATCGGCCATAAAATCCAATCCACCCAAATCTTTATGCTCTTCCTTTTGAAGTTCACTAAAACCATCTACACTATATTCTTGAGCAATTTGTAAAATATCAAGAAGATTTTCATTTTTTGTACTACTTCTCAAAGAAATAAGATTTTCTTTCGTTTGATTAAAAGCAATTTCTAACTTCTTCTTATTTGCTAACTGCTTTTGTTTTTCTGCATCATTACCTTCATTAGATGCAGCAAAAATGGCATTTTGAGTAACCGCTAATGCTTCCTCAATCATCGCCAACTTACGATATTCATTTGTTATTTTATTGAGAAGAGCCTTGTCTTCATCATTAAACTCTTTATTGTTCTTTGTTAATGATTTAATAGCTTTTAATGATGAATCGTACAAAGTATCATTCTCTGCATCTTTTCTATTATAGTGATCCTTAAGTACTCTATAAGCCAGAAACAATTCAGTACCAGGATTAGAAGATGAATCTCCTAAATTGAATCCATCTCCATGCAAGAGGACATCCGTTGTATATTCATTACTATAAAGTTTTTCTTGAATTTTTTTCTCTGCTAATGACAAATCCTCTCTCTTCATAATTTCTTCTGACTTATCTTCCCATCTTTTAGCATATCGTTTTGCTAAGAAAAATGCAGCAACAGATGCAACAATAGCAGCAAGAGCTATCCAAGTTACTGGATTTGCCATAATAGCAAGTGAGGCAGGAATATTAAACAATATACCAGTAGCAATACCACTAATAGCACCAGCAATTCCACCTACTAAAGCAGATTGAGCTAAGAAAATACCACCAACAATACCTAATGCAGTAGTAACATTCTTAGCAATCTCTTTCAATTTTTCTGTATCACCTGCATTCCATGCCTCTATCGCATCACCTAACTTATCAATCATCCAACCACCAAATATTGCAAGCATTGCATCCATAAATCTTTGGAATACACCCTTTACACTCTTAGTACCTTCCTTTAATGGTTTAACTAATGCCTTTTCTGTTTGCAATTCAAGAAAATTTTCTGCACCTTCTTTCTTCTTAGCATCAAGTTTTTGTTGATCTGCTTTAGCTTCATCACTTTCAATCTTTTTATCAGCAGCAATATCTTCTGCAATTATATCTCTTATACCAAGTAAACTTTCATTGATATTCAGAATTGATTGATTAATATCCTGAAATAGTTCTGGAGTTATACCACTCTTCTCTAATACATTTACCTTTTTTTCTAAAGTAATAACTCTAGCAAGAGTTTTCCTTTGTGTGCCAAAAGATTTCGACATCGTTGCATGACTAGCAAACGACATCTCTTTCTTCTGACCTTCTGGAACTGGTAAATCCATTACTGTTGTTGTTTTGCCTTTAGATTCTCATCTTCAATATGTTGTTTCAATAAACTAATATATATTTCCCGTTCCCACGGGATCATATTCTCAATATCACTTAAAGAGTATTTATGATGCTGCATGAGGGCAAAATTGATCTTATAATATGATACAAGATCCTCATGTAACATCCCTAGTTGAAAAAAGCTGCTAGTCCCTCCAATGGAATAACATTATCAACTTTAGTTTTAGGATTAGTTACAGTTATCTCATGCTTTAATTTTGGCATTGTAGTAAAGAACTTCTCTACTTCCTTAAACTGTTTAGATCCTAACTGTTCCAAAAATTCTTTCATTTCTTTAGAAGTGGAATCTGCTCCAGTCCATTCTTCTTCATCACTATAAATCATATCCACACAACTTACAATCATATCAAGAGACTGATCAAATCCTGGTCCTACTGCAAAATTATCTGCAATAAACTGATCCAATGAAGGATACTTCATTCTTAATGTCAAAGTATCATCTAATTTAATATCCTTTTTATGTTCAGGATCTTCTATAACCAGAATCTCATCCAAATTAACAGTAACAGGAACCTTTGTTACACCATCATCAGGACATGTAACTTGAATATCTACAGATTCTCCAACTGATTTACCTCTAACATTAAGAAATAGATATTCAATATCAAAAGTAGATAACTTATCAATCTTTACACCCCTTGATAAAATACAGTTACCCAATACCTGTTTAACTGCACGAGCAATATCTTTTATTTCATTACTCTCCATTGCAATGACAAGAATCTTTTCTTCTTTAACTAGAAAAGGTCTATATCTAATCTTTTTTCCTGAAGAAGGAATAACCAACTCATAGGTTGGTGCATTAATCTTTGGTAGTGGCATCAGTTTTTCCTTTAATTATACCACATATGTAAGCCATAGTGGATTTGAATGCATTGCCATCCAACTCATCAAACATAAACATATTCAAACGAAATGCATAGTTTGCCTCAGAGACAATAGCAGAGACCTGTGATTCAGTCACTGGCAGTGTATTTAGTGTAGCACGATAATTATTTTTAAACTCCTTCTTATTCTCTATATCAAACTCATAGAAATCTAGACCACCATCATCTAATTTGAGAGAGTTCTTAGCAATATTTCTAAGGATCTGACCCCCAGAGAGATCACCCAAATATCGAGTATAATGATGACCCACAAGAAGTTCAGTCTGGTCATGTGCTACTTCACGGATACGGTTTACATACTGTTGACATGCTTCAGTAGGATAAATGGTCTTGTCCCAACCCTTACCATAAAAATACTCACAGTCTTTTGCTAGATTACGATGTCTATAAAGTTCCTTCATGTTCAATGGTCCTACAACAGGATCATCTTTTAATCTAAGAACCTCTACCTCCATCGCTTGATAGATGAAGTAGTAGTTAGCAACGAGTTGCCTATAACCTTTTCTACTCACTACTCCACGAAGAAATGAACTAACAAACTTTGTATTCTCTGCAGCAGAGTGTGATTGTTTAGTTCCTTCTTTTAAATCTTGTGCTAATCCCATATACAAATATTCACTGATTTATATATCATAGCATAATTTATGCTATATTACCACTAGTAGGGTTTGGAGAAAAATCTCCTGTAGGATTATTTGGAACATACTTATTAGTATCTGAATTTAAAGACTTATCTGATGATACATTCTCAGAACTTTTTACTTCCTGAACATTATCTTTTTTAGTTTCTGTAATATTAGTATTACCAGTAGCACTAGGAGTAGCTATTGTAGGAGCACCTGATTCTGAAGCACCATCTTGCTGTAATACCTTACTAGTACGACTCAAACTATCTAATTTACCAAAATAATAACGATCATATGCAAAAGTAACAGTACACTCAAGAACTTGAGCACCTTCATATGAAACAGGCATTGATGTTACATTAACAGGGAATGCATTAAGGAAAGTATATTCAACATTTCTAAAATGATCTTTATCAAATTTCTGTATTCTTATAGTATCTACTTTATATTCTGAAGGATATTGCATTCTATGATAATATGCCTTCTCATGTTTTGAAACTAAACTATCAGATCCAGAAGCAATAAAATCTTGCCATAATTCAAAGAATTGAAGAACTCTATAATCAGAATCAACATAAAAAGTAAAAGTACTGTCAGTATAAACCCTAGAGTGAGCCATCTTCTCAACTATACCCATCCTATTACCTTCAATTTGTGCTGTAGCAAAAGAAGTTGCTGGTAATTCTGCAGCATTGCAATATAGACCAAGATCTCTACTAATAAAATAATTACTAACAAGAGGAGCTTTAGTACTAATATGTCCTCTCAGTTTTTGCAATGATGCAAAACCAGAAAAGAACACCTCATAGTGATTAGTCGTAGCAACTTTTTGAAACTGCCTGACTATACTTTTAGTTGATTTTACTCTTGGATAGGACGGCACAATAAATACCTAAAGGGATCTTTACGACATATGGCTCGTTCAGGAAGATACAGACCTTCTAATATTACAAAGTATAGAGGGGACTATCGTAACATTATTTATCGCAGTTCCTGGGAAAGAGTGTTTATGTCCTATTGTGATAAGAATGAAAATGTAATAGAGTGGGGAAGTGAAGAGGTTATAATACCCTACAGATCACCACTTGACGGTGGATTGCATAGATATTTTCCCGACTTTTATGTTAAAGTAAGAGATAAATCAGGAGTACCTAAGAAATATATTATTGAAATTAAACCTAAAAGACAATGCACTGAACCAAAGATTCAGAAAACTAAAAATAGAAAGTATGTAAGAGAAGTAATGGAGTATGCTAAAAACCAAGCAAAATGGGATGCAGCAAAAGAATTTTGTAAAGACAGAATGATGGAGTTCAAAATACTAACGGAGGATAATCTAGGTGTCTAGACTACAACCAATTGTAGATAATTTTGTCGGAACTGAAGAACCCGATGATACAATGCTGGATGTTTTAGATGCTCTACAAGATACTAAAGTTATCCTACCAGAAGAGGGTGGTTTCTATACCTTTGTATATCTACCAAAAACTCCTATGATTGAGTATGATGAATTTCCTCTGATAGCATGTATGGAATTAAAACAGTGGGGTATTAGAGGATTCAGTTATCATTGGAATAAAATGAGAAATTATACATGGAATGAAGTGATCGGAGAGTTTCATGAACTATCAGTTGCTGAACTAGAACATGCCAGATCATTAGGATATGCAAAATTCAAGCTAAATACATAAAAAGATAGTGTGTAATGGCTAGACTCGATACATTGACATTATTTAATGATAGTAAAAAAACAACGAAGAAAAAGAAAGCAAGTAAAGGTGTTGGATCTGTACTGAGATATCCATACGATATCATTAGTTCATCTACTGATTACTTTCAAATTGATGTGTTAGATTATATACCTGCAGCCTCTGGAGGGACAGGATCGTTTATGGCTAATAAATCTCAACTTGTTCAAGGTCAAGGTCCACTTGCTGATATTAGTAAATTAAAAACGGAAACTGTAAGTGACTGGAAAGTTCCTAGTATGTTTGGTGGAACATTAGATAAAGGTTCTGTAAAACAACTAAGCGATGCATATACAAATACAAAATCAACAAAAACTATCATACTACCAATACCAACAGATATTCAAGATTCTAATGGAACCAAATGGGGTGAAGACGAATTAAATGACTTTGCTGCATGGGGAATGAGTAAAATAGGTCAAGTCATAGAAGGCAAAAATCTCAAAGAAGCAGGAAAAGTTGCAGCAGACACAGTAGGTGAACTTAGTAGTACTGCTACAGGTGCAAGAGGAGGACAATTAATAAATTATTTTAAAACTGCTGCAGTTGTAACTGCTGCAAATGCTTTAGGTGCAAACACATCAATAGATGGTGTTTTAGCAAGAAGTTCTGGTAAAATAATTAATAAAAATGTAGAGCTTCTATTCAGTGGTGTTCAATTAAGAACATTTAGTTTTTCTTTTGACATATCACCTAGAGATGAAACAGAAGCAGAATATGTTAGACAAATAATTCGTGAATTTAAAATAAGAAGTGCTCCTAAAATGAAAAAAGGACAAATTGGATTCTTAAATTCACCAGATGTATTCAGAATTGCATATAAAAAAGGTAAACAAGCACATCCATTTCTTAATAGTTTTAAAACATGTGCTCTACAGCAAATGAATGTAAACTATTCTGCTAGTGGTACATATGCAACATACCACAATGGAGTTCCAGTTCATATGAAACTAGATCTAACCTTTATGGAGTTAAATCCAATATATGCAGAAGATTATGATGATAAACCTAAAGGAGTTGGATACTAATGTCTAAACACTATTTCAGTCACTTACCTGATTTTGGATATAAAAATCCACTTACTAGTAGTAATACTAACAGTAATTATGTACTTGCCAAAAATATTTTTAGAAGAGTTAAAATGCTAGATGATGCTCTTGCAGATATAACTTTCTTAAATTATTATACTATTTCAGAAGGTGAAACACCACAAGATGTAGCAGAAGAATTGTATGGAAATTTGGAATATGATTGGATAGTATTAGTAGTAGCAAATATTATGAATGTTAGAGATGAATGGCCTATGTCAAATAGGGCGTTGTGGAAATATTGTGACGAAAAATATGGTGGAGACTTAAATGCAACTCAATTCTATGAAACAAGAGAAGTTAGAGATGCAGAAGGAAGACTAATTCTTCCTGCAGGTAAAGTTGTAGATAGATCATTTACAATTCCAGATCCAGATACACATAATATCAATCTTTCTATTGATAGTGATACACCCCTTGTCATAGGAATATCTAATTGGTTAGCAGAAACCAGAAATAATGAAAATAAAAGAAATATTAAAACAATGAAACCAGAATATCTAACTACATTCTTATTAGATATGAGAAATGAATTATTCTACAAAGAATCATCAACAACAATAGATAAAACAACTAAAATAGCTTCAAATCCAGACCTTTAATTATTTCATTTTTGGTCCACTTGCCCATCCAACAAGAACATATCTAGTTCCTTTGGTTATGTGACTAGCCTTGTGTGGACATCTAGAATCAAAAATAACACAATCTCCTTTTTGATTGTCTATTTGACAATGCCTGTTAAAATAATCAACTAATATTAATTCTCCTCCTTCATAATCTTCTGGATCAGAAAGTTGTATACTCATACTTAACTTTCTCCAAACATTTTTATTTGGAGCAATTCCATAATCACAATGCCACTCAAAATTACCCCCTACATTATATCGAAGTATTTGAAATTCATAAGTATTAATATCAAATTGATAATTCCTATCATTAATAACATTGAATAAAGATTTACCAATGTCGTGGATAGTGCTACCTTCTCTTACTGGATGAATATCACATACTCTAAATTTATCCTTTTTTGCAACTCCTGGAGATCCAGGATGATTGATCAATTCTTTTCTAAAATGCCCTTCATCACTTTTTAAGATATCAAGATATCTGTCCATCTGGTCTATTGCTTCATCATTTAAACCAAATGGGTAAAAAGGATCTTCATAAGATCTATTATAATCATTATCTTCTGCAGCTATCTCAGAAAAAGTTTTATCATCATCAAGATCCCTAATGATATCAATTTTAGCAGACATTTTAAATTAATGCTTCAAGTTGTGGTATAGTAGTTGCGTTATTAATACTTGTATATGGTACTGCAGGATTTGACTTAAGGGATGCAGATTCTCCCTTCATATCTGCTATTGCTTGTATATCTGTATTTTCTTTATTAATAGCAAGATACTTTGCTTCTAATGTTTCAGTTGTAAGTGCCTTTGCTTTAGCAAGATCTGCTGTAACAGTCTTACTTCCATGATTATATTTCCATGCAGATCTAAATTCCTTAGATGGAAGATCAGCAGGATCAATCACAGAATAATCTGAGGTTGGTACATCTTTTGCGATGACAGCAGCATCAGATAGAGTACAATCCATTGTGGGGATTACTACTCTACAGTTACCGTTAGCATCGGCATATGCGATAACTTTATTGCGTGACATTTTTAATTAGCACCTGCAGTTGCTACTATATTTTGAGCAGATGGAAATGCTAACAATACCTTTGCTCTAGCATCACTATCATCTTTAGCAAATACTTCAAGTTTTTTAGTATTAGCAGAATTACCATTATCATATGTGCAAATGTAATGATCGCCTTTGTATGCAGCCATTTTTCTTTGATTAAAGGAACAAAAAAGAGGGAGTAAACTCCCTCTGGTTATTTATATTACTCTTCAGCTAACTGCTGAAAATATGATAATGCATCATCTTCTGCTGCTGGTGCTGCAGCAACTGGTTCTGGTTCACGATCAACATCTTCTTCCTCAACTACTGACCTAGCAGGTACAGCAGTAAGTTTCAGAACTGACTCAAGACGCTTCTTAAGTTCATCATAAGATTTGAACTTATCAGCAGAAACTAATTCCTGCAATGAGTACTCCTTCTTCCAAAGTGCTTCTAGAGCATCATCATCCTTAAGAAGTGGTTTAGGAGCAGCAAACTCAGAACTATCATAGTTCCAGAAACCTGCTACTTTCTTAATCTTAACCTTAAAGTCTGCACCCTGCCAGAAATCAAATGGGTTGAGAGGTGTCTCATCCTCAAATTCTGGTTGCATTGCACCCATGATCTTATCAAAGATCTTTTTACCAAATTTGTATAAGAATACCTGACCTTCATTAGAAGGATTTGCAGGATCTTTTACAACATAAATGTTGGCGTAATAAGAAAGTTTACGCTTTTGGTTACGAGCAATTTGCTTGTCAGATTCAACTCCACTATTCCAAAGAGTAGTATTGTGCTCTGAACAAGGATCTTTAGCATTTACTGTAGTTAATGAATTCTCAATATACCACCCACCTGGTCCTTGAAAGGCATGAGAGTATAGTTTTACCCAAGGGAGATCTTCTCCATCAGGTGCTGGAAGAAATCGGATAACGGCATATCCGTTACCTGCTTTATCGACTTCTGGTTTCCAGAGTCGCTCATCTCCTTTGTTTGCTGAATTGGTTTTTTCAACCTCTTTAACAAGTTTGGCAGTTAAACTACCAAGAGATGATTGCTTTTTAAGCGATGCGAAAGACATAGATTTGGCCTGTGTAATTGGATTTGGCTTTTGTATGAGTCTATTATAAGCCGCTCATCATGCTTTGTCAATACCCTTACGGACTCTTTCTAAAGTGGTCTTCATGTTAGCAAACAGAAGATTACAATCAACATCCTTGGGGAACCCCATTACTATAGCAGATTTCCGAACATTGTCAGCCATCTCCTTAGCACGAGGGTCATCAGATAGTTTCATACGAGTATAAAGGATCTGCTGTTTTTCAAGCAATTCCATCAAAGAATCTAAATGATCAATTTGTTCTTCTATAGGAAGTTCTGGAAATTTAAACACTTGGGAATAAATCTCTTCTTGCATTTCATTGATAGTCTCCATCTCCTCTCGGACAATATCTGACTCAAAGAAATCTGCCATAACTCCTCTTTGAACACTACTATTTATTCTAACACTTGAGGTAGAATTGTGGCAACTAGTACAATCCTTCGGTTATCCGAAGGACTTTGCATAAAGTGTTTACCACTAAACAATATTATATCATCTTCTACTGGATCATGCTCTTCATATAAAGAAGTGTCTTCATTCTTAACAAAAGTTTTGCCACCAGAATCTGTCAAATATACAATTACATTACCATGAGGAAATTGATGATCTATATGTGGTAAATTATTATAAATTTTCTTTTCAGGATGATTGCAGTTAATAGATATTCTAGCATAATCAGATATTTTAATATCATTAAAAACTAAAATCTCATCCAAAACATGAGTAATGATATTAACTTCTTGAATACTAGAATTCATACCAGGATCCTTTCCAGTATTCTCTGGTCTTTGTTTAATAGTTCTAGTGTAATAAGGTAAAGATTTTTGTTCTCCTTCTATATCTACAGGAGCATTATAATCACGAGTTGCTGAAGAAACATATGACCATAAACAATAGGGACTAAGAACCCATCTTTTAAATTCTAAGTAATTCTCTGTTTTTGGATTAGAGAGGGAGTTTAGCACGAGTAGTTCTCTTCATAAAGTTTAACTGTTGAGCATCGCATTTAAGTTTCTCTTTTAAAGGTTTAGAAATTAACTTATTAATAGAATCAATCTCAATACTATTCTCTTCACAGAAAAGAACTATTGCATCAATATAATTAAGTTTTTCATTTTTGACAAGTTTTTCTATTTCCACTGCAAATTTTGCAGAGTTCATAAATTTCTTATCTAATGCTTTAGTAAATTCATTTTCCATGTAATTGAAGTTGGTGAGTTAAAAAGTTTTCAATGTAAGTAACAAGTAATCTCATATATTTCAACTTATCTCGTTCTTCATAAACAACACATTCACCGTCTTCACATGCCATAATAATGACTAGTTTTTTGACAGCAATACCTGTTAGTTCATAATACATACACGCATATGCTGCTGCTTGAACAAAGTACCCATCAATCCACTCTCGTGGTTTAGGTGCTTTAGAAGTCTTAAAGTCAATGACTGATAATTCTCCATCATACTCTGCGATACAATCTACTGTACCAGCAACACCCAACTCTTTACTATAAAGAGATCCTTCTAAAGAATGTATGTTATCAATCTTGTTAAGAGTAGGTTTAGCTATCTTAAACAACATATCTCCCATAGGTGCAACCGTAGGAAGATCTTCATTTAAAAGATAGTGCTCCGTCATGGTATGCATGTCAGTTCCACGAGCAGTTGCTTTACGAGTAATCTCGTTAGCTTTCTCCTCTCCTATCTTCTTTCTCCACTTAGCAAACTTTTCTCTACTCCAGTGAGAAGTCACTGAAGTGATTGATACTAATTTTAAAAATTCATCCTCATTGGGAACTTTATAAAATCTAACACCATCAATAGTTTCTCTCTCTAATAGAGGGAGATTCGTTGGTACATGATTAAACATTACATAGACATTGCGTGTTTGGTAGTTAGATACTCTTTACACAATCCAGAACGAACTATATCTTCAAGACCGAATTCGATACATGAAAATGATTCCATCTGTTGCAAGATTCTCATAAAGTCAATGATACCATTTCTCTCTCTATCTCTGGTAAGGTCACTTTGAGTAGCGTCACCACAGAACATGATTTTGGTATCTTCTCCAACTCTTGTTATTATACTATCTAATTCATGAAAATTCAAGTTTTGGCATTCATCAACTATAACAATAGCATTATCAAGTGTAGTTCCCCTTATGAAAGAAGTACTCCAGAAGGAAATAGTCTCCTGTGCCTTGAGGTTAGAATATAACATCTCAAAGTCTGCATCACTATTCATCTCAAACATGTATTTCACCATATTCTTATATGGTATCTGATATAAGAAAGCTTTATCTTCATGATCACCAGGTAAGAAACCTATCTCTCTGGTCGCCACAAGAGACCTGACGATGTAAATCTTCTCATATGGTGTCGAATCATCCAATACTTGTTTAAGAGCATTGTAGATTGCTATAAAGGTCTTACCAGTACCAGCACAACCATAAGCAAAGAGATTTTTTTCTTCCTTATAATCATTAAAAAACTTTATTTGACTCTCCGTTAGAGGTTGAATGTCATTTAAGAAATTACTACCAATAGGTTTCTTTCTTTTCATCTGTTTGGCAGTCATGCCAATTCCAGCAACTGTTGAAGAATTTTTTCTTTTGCGTGGCATATCAGTCTAAAGTAAGTTTTTGGCGATTTTGACCTGTTTTTTGAGCTCTTCCTAAGACCTCGTTCCAACCAGGTTTGGATTTTCTAAGTTTATCTTTCCACTCTCCAACTTCTCCTACACCAGGCATTGTTGAGGGGTCAGACCAGTCTCTTTGCCAATCAGGATTATCAGTACACCATTGAGTCCACTCCGTGATACTCATTGCGACTTCTTTCTGTTCGCCAGTCTCTTTGTTGATAACAGGATAGGTAGCCATAAAAGTTTACATTGGATAGTTATTTAGAGGGAGACTAAATTGTCCTCTTGGTTCATAGCACTTCGGTGATCATCACCATAAAAGGTATTTAAATCTTCTACTGGAGTGCTATACAAGAGTATATCAAAAGCAATGGTAATTCGAGGAATATCTACTTCATGAGAAGATGTACTATGTGCCATCCATGTAGGAAAAAAAGTCATACTATTAGAAGAATTTTTTAAAGGATATGGTTCTTGATTATAAGGATGATAATATATGGTAGATGTATCATGACATGCTACTGTGAAATGACCACTGAGATAAGAATGTGGATGAGTTGCATGACAATGCCTATTAATCTTTTGACCTTTACGCATTACATTTGCCCAACATCTAACCTTAAATCTAGCATCAAACTTACCATCAGTAGTATTACTTACATATTGATCATGAAACATTCTAATCTCATTATGAAGATCTTTACATACTGGATAATCCCATTTCAATACATTAAAATAATTAAATCTAGCAGTCAAACTATCTTTTCCCAATCCAGTATATCCATCACTTATTGGTTTATTTGCCCATCCTTCTGGATACTCTTCTATAATTTCTTTTTCTTTAGATAATATTATCTTGGCAAGTTCATCTACATCCAGATCAGTCTCTTTCTCTGCTATAACAAAATCCCATAATGGTGCATATGGTGTTTCTGGAGGTTCATTTTTAAATTTATGTACCTTAACTACCATTTCAGTGCCTCAGAAACTGTTGGTAATTGTTCCTTAAATATTTCTCTACATTCCTCTGCAATAATCTTATGCTCTTTCTGAGTACCATGAGCAGATCTAAGATCAATATAATGTATCCATGATCTTACGCTACCAGACATATAAAGTCTAGTAGGTACAGCAAGTGGTAATACAAATCTAGCACATTCTTTTGCAACTCCCATATCTATCATATATCGATAGAGATCTTGGGCATCATGGAAATGTTGAGCAATTTCTTTCTCTAACATTTTTACCTTATCTGGATCAAGATCATCTGTAGAATTCTGACGATTCTTCAAATCCTGCCTTCTTAATTCTGGTAAAGGTATTAAACTACCTTTTGTCATTAAAGAAGTATCAGCATAACGCTGAGAAAATTCTTGAAAAGTGAAAGACCTATGACGCAATATCTGAGCAGCAAGACCTCTAGTGGTCTCAATCTCCAATGTCATAAATGCTTGTTCAAATATAGACCAATGTTGATGCTTAATACAATAAGCAAGTAATTTGGCATAATCTGGATTATCCTGATTATTAGGATTTGATACCCTAGCGATATACGCTATTTGTTCCTCAGGATTTGGTGTTATCTGAATCAGTTTTACAGTCATTCTGTAGTTTTCTCAGTTGTTTCAATTTGAGTTTTGCTTTAGCGTCCCTCCTTGCCTGACGGAGATAATGAAGTTCTTCTTCATTATACATCTCAGGATGTTTGAGTGCCTTCTTCACTAATTTGATCGTTTCCTTTAGTCGCATAATACGCTTTAAAATAACCTGCTAGTCCGTTTGTTGTAACCTGCTTACTACACCACTCATCCGCACATTCATAAATGGCACGATTTAAGTAGGTATTACTACCGTATTTAGACAACAAGATCTTAAGGACTTCTTGTCGTAGCTTCAGTTTTGCGTCATCCATTCAATTTAGATAAAAAAGGAACTAATTCATTAAATTCAATAACATAGAATTTACTTCGTGAAATACCCAATTGAAGCATTTTAGCAATTCTGTGTTTTCCGTCAATCATGCGATATTTCTTATTATACGGATTTGGGGCATTTATTGATATAATACCAGGATACTGAATATCACATTCTTTGTATCTTCTACCTTTACAACAAAGGCAATTATCGGTAGTATACTGCGGATGTAAATGCATCCCTTTCCAAGCAATATCAATATGATCTACTGTTTGTATTATATCATCATTTAACAAATGTATGATATCAGATAAACGCAAAACAGTCAAATTGTCATCATTAACCCTCCAATCACCATATACAGTATTTTTATACTGACAATTGTGAATTCCCTTAATCTGGGTATCCATCATCATCATCCCACACTTCTTCAACATCACCTACAGGAGGATTGGTATATGCCTCAGTATCAGAATAAACCTCTGATTCCAATTCCTCCACAATCTCTTTAAGAGCCATTACTAAGACTTTCAATTTTCCCTTATTCATTCAATGCCTCTTTAGAGGGTGCTCTAAAGTATTTGTTGATGACATCTATTTGATCCTGATACTTTGCTATTATGTCCAATTCTTTTTCGATAGATTCTAAAATGTCAGTATGTTCACCAACACCAGCAGGATGTTCTAGATAAACTTCTACATTTGCTTTGTGTTTTGCAATATCACCTTGAGCATGTGCTAATAGTGCTCTTAGGATCTGTTCTCTCATGTGTAGTGGTGGCATAAGATTCTCCTTTTTGGTTATTATAGTACAAAAAAAGAGGGGTGTCTACCCCTCCTTAAAGTTATGCAAGATTTTTATCAAGATGCCGAAACGACTTTCTTTTCAAATTTAACCCCACGATATGTGAGAGTTGACTTGTCAGAAGGACATTCTGTTTTCTTAGCATCAGTGTCATAAACGACACCACGGTATGTGACTTTTGCCATTGGTTTACTCCTAAAGTAGTAGAGGTGGATTAGACCCCGTTCCTTCAGTCGGCTTTTGCGTCCCACTCACAATGAGGTGTTTCCTCTATCACTACGCTGATCATCTCAGCTCGTGTCTCTTCTTCTACATTAAACTCATTCATCTTATCTAAAAGAATCTGAGCATCAATACAAGTAAAGGTAGTTGCGATAACTGCTAGATGAAACATGGGATGAACGATCCGTTCCGAGTCGGCTTACTTGCGTCCCTTAAGGGATGAACGATATGTGTATTGTAACACATGACTATGTATAAGACCAGTTTTGTAACATGTGTTACAAAAATCCTGTGGATCAAAAAAATTCCCGACTTTTTTTTCCCAATTATCTGAAACAAGAGTTCGGTTTTCCCTCAGGAATGCATTCCAAAACTTTTTCCCTTGGAAACCAACCGAGTTCACGCAAGGCAGTAGTGTCTGCACATGTAACATCTCTCTCGCCTGGTGTATGCTCCTTGACTGGTAGATTTGCTTGACCAAATGCTTCTGCTAATTCTCTGACTGTTATGGTTTCACCTGTTCCTACATCTATAGGTCCAGTGTGTGTACTAGTCATTAGATAACAGATTGCCCTAGCAACATCCTTAACATGGATCCAATCTCTTTTATGATTGGTAATATACTTAGCAGTCTTATCCTGTAGCATCCTGAATAACATATCAGATCTGCTGTTCTCACCATATACAGTCTGGAATCTCATCCCAACACTATTAGGTGGTGCTTGTAGTTCATTAACTTTCTTGGTTATACCATAAGGATTCTGCCACCACTCTTCTACCTGTGCTGAACTAGCATAGAGTAATCTGACATTATATCTCCTACAATAATCAAAGATAGGTTTAGACTTCTCTACATTATTCTCCCAGAATACATCAGGGTTATCTAAACTGCCTCTGATATTAGCAAATGCTGCAAGATGTATGACACAATCATATGGTTTGTCAAACATACCAATCTCAGACTGAAAATCCCCGACATCATCGGGGAAATCCATACCATCAACTGAGTAACCATAACCTGCATCATGTCTAAGGTGATTGAAGACATAACTGCCTATGAATCCCTCATGACCAGTAACAAGGATCTTAGTCATTCTTTTTGCGTTTCTTTTTAGTTGGAACAGGAGCATTACCCCACATGGCAGGGTTTCTTGTGCCATTAGTGTATCCTATCTTCTTGAGACCACCCTTAAGTTTGTCCCAATAGAAATCAAATACATCTGCTCTCTTACCAGCAATCACTATATCATAGTGCATCTTGTCAGAGTTATCAACAGTATACTCTACCAAATAAGAGTTGGTAGGTAATGTTTTAACATTAGATTTTTCCAATGAGCAGTCAGGTGCATGGATATTAATCCAATACTTTTCCTTTGCTAACTTCCTGTCTTCAGCACTCCAAGTTTTAGGTGCGTCCTCCCCAGACGATATCGGGGTAGGCTTCTTTAACGACTGGGAAGCTGACTCTGTATTTTTTGGCAAGTTTCTTGTCCTTTACTAAACATAATACTTCGGCTTCATCTGGTGATAGAGCCTCAAGGAGTTGAATAAACAATACCTCTCTTCGAGTGTTGTTTATATCATAGTTACCCCCTTCAATAAAATTATACAGGGTTTTGTACTCTGATGCAAGTTTACTCTGAGATTCTGGAGTTGGTGAAGGATTGGGTTCATAAGGGACATCACCTTCTGGCAATGCACTCTTAAGACTCTCATCATAATTCCAGATGAGACAATACCTAACTGCTTTAGAGTCGTACTCCCTGAGCACCTCTATCTTTTTCTGCTTAGTTTTTGCTTTGTGTGCAGCATCTAAAACTTCAGCAACAGTAGGTTTTGGTGGTAATTTAGCCATGATAATTTCAAAAGTTAATCGTCGTCGTCGTCTTCATCCACAAGGTTGTCGAATCTAAATGCAATCAGTGATTCGGGTATGATATTTCCATGTTCATCATACATTTCTGGATGTGATGGAGGATTTATGTTAGGTCTATCATGATGATAGAACATATACTCTCGGAGTACCCATCCTAACATGACTGATACAATCGCTGTTAAGATGATAAAAAATGATCCGAAGACCAAATATACTGGTAACATTTTCCTGCCTCTATAGGGTTTATAAAGTAAACTTTAATGCCCCTCCATGCTAATTAATTTTATTTAGCAGGTGCAGTTATGTTGTTTTCTTTAAAGTATACAGCAACTTCAGCAGCACCACCAATATGTTTACGACCATCTAAATGATCATGAACTACCTGTGGAAAATGCTTAGTACTAAACTCTGCTTCAAACTCATCAATAGTAAAGTGTTCATCAAGAGTATACACGACATAAGGTTGACTTGTCAAGTGCATTAATTGATGTACCTTATCACAATATCCACAACCATTCATTGAATACACTATAAACATAGGATTTTTCTCGCAATTACGCAGTTTTGTAGTTGAATCATAGAAATTACCATGATGAGCATGACTCTCTATCATAATATCATAAAAAATTTATTTATAGGAATGTAGGTTCTCCGTCCTGACCTCCATACACAACTATATTAACATCTCGTAGGTCTTCTACGGCAGGTATGAAGTTATAAATTGTAACACCAAATCCTGTTGATGTTCTGTCATATACTGTAGGAATAACTAAACCACCTGGAAAGTTGGTTGTACCTCTACCATCTAACAGAACTGTGTAATTATTATCTGCCATCTCATCCGCAAAGTTCACCTTGTAAACACCAAGAGATTGTTGTTCAATAGAACTAACATTATGTGAGCGATCTCCAGGAACATAGTCACTGTTACCTACACCTAGGTTAGTATTCATATACCATGCAGTAGCACGACCCTCAAACATCTGAGTGTGTGTACATGTCTTCAAACCTGCAAGGTTCTTATACTCCCCAACCTTCAAGAACTTATGGAACTCATTGTTGAATACTTGAATAGAGTTACCCATACTACCCATAGTAGTACCGATACCACAACCATAATAGAATAACTGTGGTGTCTCTGAAGTAATTCCAATCTCTGTATAAGTTCCAGTTACAGTAACACCCTGAGTCATCTTAGAAGGACTGGTAGTACCAAACCCTACTGGATCACCTGAAGGATCATAATAAAACTCAAGAGGATAGTTTGCTTGCTGTGCAGCATTTTCAAATCTATATGTCTGTCCTACTTCAAATCTTAAGTAAGGTGAACTGTATCCTTGAATGTTAATTGATCTATCAGATCCAATACCATAGTACCTATGATCTGTAGTTTTACCACCAATGGTAACAGGTAATGGTTTAAATGATCCTTGAAACTCTGTGTAAAGACTCTTAGCGGTCTCTGCAGCACCTGTTAAGGTAGAGAATGACGCAGACTGTGCGAAGTTGGCATTCAATGCATTAGAAGCGATCCCTGAGTTAGTTGCGAAGGTTGCTAGACCACACTTGTCAGAGTAACTAGCAATACCACAGATGTCAGCATGAGGAACCTTCTGAACACTAATCGTTGTAATACCAGCAGATGTTGTAGTAACATCAAGACTTGTACTAAAGTTAACTGTCTGAGCAGTTCCTACATTACTTCCACTATTCTGTACACCAATACCAGTTCCAGTAGCAACAACATTAGTTAATTGACTGCCATCACCATAGAACTTATCAGTTGTAGTGATAGGGTACATACTTTTTATTTCAAAAGTAGTAACAATACCTGATGCCATTGTAGCAGTGTCAGCATTACCTGAACATGCCAATGCATTAGTAGCTTCGGTTGCTACTCCAGCAACAACTGCATAGTCAGCAACATCTGATGTATCTGAACGAGTAACAGCAACACCAACAGCAAGACTGTTAGCAGTCTGTGCAGTACCTACTAGGTTAGGAACACTAATTGTTACAATACCAGCAGAGATAGGAGATACATCTAGGAATGCTCCAAAGTTAATAGTTGCAGCAACACCAACAGCAGAGTTCTCATCACTGATACTGACACCAAATCCTGCAGCAGTTACACCAGTCAATGCAGAACCATCACCAACAAATGCCGTGGCAGTTATAACACCAGTAGTATTAACAAACCCATCTGTCCCAACACCACTCGGTCCTTCAACAGTTGGTGCAGTATAAGCAGCAAATGCTACATCAGTTCTGGATGCTCTAGTAACTAAGGTTTGATCCTTAGCAATACCAATATTATCTACGGTCAGTTCTTGAAGTGGATCTAACCTTAAACCAAAGACAAAGTAATCAGCAACATCAAAAGTACTAATATCACCTGAAGCAATACCTAATGAAATTGCAGCAGTTCTGTCAGAGTTTCTATTAGATACATGTATAGTTGCTACACCATCATAAGCAGCAGTTGCTAACCCAATGTTATCATTAATCTGGGGCCATGCAGTGCTACTAATAAAAGAATTCTGTCTACCTAATGACTTAGCAATATCTAATTTAATATTAGGAAACTTATTAGATCCTATTGCTACAAAACTTACACCAGGTTCTGATGATGAAACATATATCTTATCTCCTTCCTTTAAAGTTATGTCCTCATACAGTGCATTACCTCCCACTTCCATTGGGATACCATACGCAAGGTAATCAGAGTCTGTGTTACCACTAACATCAGAAATAGAAATTGAATGTGTCAATTCCTCCTCTGTCTGATTCGCTGCCGACACAGAAAGAGTAACCAATTCGGTAGCAGTATACAATAAGGTATTAGTAACAGTACCTAATTGATAAGTCGTTTTTAACGATGCGAGTCTTCCTATCACGGCTCTATGCACTTTTTTTAGTATTTATCTGTGCTAGAATATATACAGTAAAGATTTTAGTATGTATATTCTTACTGGGGCTGATGGATTCATTGGAAAACACTTCAAGAAATCTCTTGATGGTGTAGTTGAAGTTGAAATAGATAAATGCTTTGACTTCTTTGACAATTTTAAGAGTTGGGACAAAATAGATATGATCATCCATCAGGGTGCATTGTCCTCAACGACAAACCAAAACCTTGAGATGGTATACAAATATAATATTGATTATAGTATCAAATTATTTGAGAAAGCAATTGAGTATGGTATCCCTGTTAAGTATGCCAGTTCAGCATCTGTCTATGGTAATCAACAAGGCATTATAAATCCCCTGAACTATTACGCATTATCAAAAGCAACAGTAGATTACTGGGTCTTAGATAATATAGATCGCTTTAGATATATTCAGGGGTTTAGATACTTTAATGTATATGGTGACGGTGAGCATCATAAAGGACAGATGGCATCACTAGTCAGTCAGTTCCAATGGCAAGCAGCTACTGGTCAAATACATCCGTTTGAAGGGAGCGATCAGATACTGAGGGA